AAACAGAGCCACTCGCCCAAATACCCGACAAATATCGGGAAAAGTCTTTGGAAGATGTGGTCAAAATGCACCTTGAGGCTGAAAAGTTAATCGAGAGGCAAGGTAAGGAAGTCGGTGAGATTCGTAAACTGGCAGATGAACTTATAAAGCAAAACCTTAGTTCTAACAAACAACCTATTGAGAAAGATGAGCCTGAAGTAGATTTCTTTGAGAATCCTAAAGAGGCAATTCGTAAGACAGTAGACCAACATCCTGATGTAGTTGCGGGTCGCCAAGCGGCAAACGACTTCAAACGGATGCAGATACAGCAGAAGTTAACGCAAGAACATCCTGACTATGTGCAGATTGTTCAAGACCAAGACTTTGTGAATTGGGTGAAATCCTCACCTGTTCGCCTAGACTTGTTTGCGAAAGCGGATGGTGCATTTGACTACGATAGTGCTAACGAGTTGTTGTCAACATTTAAGCAGTTGAGAGGCGTGAAGGTTAAGCAAGCGAGTGAGTCTGGAGAGACAACCCGTAAGAATAACTTGAAGGCGGCTACTGTGGATGTAGGCGGTTCTGGGGAGAGTTCAAAGAGAGTTTATCGAAGGGCTGACCTTATTCGGCTGAAGATGACAGACCCGAACAGATACGATGCTTTGAGTGAGGAAATCATGCAAGCATACGCAGATGGACGGGTTAAGTAATTAACCTATCGTTTTTTGGAGATTTAACATGGCAACAGCATTTTCCCCCAGTAATTCAGTTACTGTAACAACCGCAGATAAATTCATCCCTGATATTTGGAGTGATGAAATTGTAGCTGCCTACAAGAAAAACTTGGTTCTTGCGAACCTCATTATGAAGATGAACTTTAAAGGTAAGAAGGGTGATGTAATTCACATTCCCGCACCTACCCGTGGTTCTGCTGCTGCTAAAGTCGCTGAAACAGCAGTCACCTTGATTGCCGCTACAGAGACTGAAGTTCAAGTTTCTATCAACAAGCATTACGAATACAGCCGTTTGATTGAAGATATTGTCGAAGCCCAAGCCTTGAACAGCTTGCGTAACTTCTACACTTCTGATGCTGGTTACGCTTTGGCTAAACAAGTTGATACTGACTTGGTTCAGTTGGGTCGTTCTACCAATGGCGGTGCTGGTACAAATGCTTATGCAACTGGTGCTTTTATTGGTGGTGATGGTACTACTGCTTATGTTGCCGCAAACAACAATGAGTCAGCATTGACCGATGCCGCTATTCGCCGCACCATTCAGCGTCTTGATGACACTGATACCCCAATGGATCAGCGTTTCTTCTTGATTCCTCCCTCAAGCCGCAACACTTTGATGGGTTTGGCTCGTTACACTGAACAAGCCTTTGTTGGTGGTACAAACAGTACTATCCGCACTGGTGAAATCGGTAACTTGTATGGTATCCCTGTGTTTGTGTCTAGCAATTGCGACACAGGTTCAGGCACTAATAACCCACGGGTTTGCTTGATGGGTCACAAGGACTCACTGGTTTTGGTTGAACAAATGGCTATTCGCTCACAAGTTCAGTACCAACAGCCCTACCTTGCAACTCTGTACACAGCGGATACGTTGTATGGAGTGCAAATTCTGCGTAATGCAGCAAGTTCTGGTGCGGCTAGGTCTGCATCTATGTTCGCTTTGTTGGTTCCTGCCTAATGCAGTTGCGCCCCCTGCCCTAGTGGTGGGGGGACTTTTTTAACTTAATTAGGAGAAATCAAAATGGCAGCAGCAACAGCAGTCGTTACCCGCAGGGGCAATGACCAATTTCGTGGAATTTTTACCGACACATGGGCGGTTAGTTGTACTTTGGATTCTGCTTCAGTGGCAGACCAAGCGGCGGCAACTGACACAGTAACAGTGTCTGGCGTTGCTTTGGGCGACATGGTTTTGGGTATGTCGGCAAGCGTAGACGAAGCGGGTTTAGTTCGCCGTGCTTACGTTTCAGCGGCAAACACAGTGACTATTGCAACAACTAATACAACTGGC